ATCCTTCACGCTCCAGAATAACCTTACTCACGCTTCAACTGCCTCAAGATCACTGGCGACATACTCCATAAGCATTTCGTAGTCGTCAAGGGGGTCACCAGAAAACACAACGCCTTCATTCTCATAAAAGCGGCGGACCTTTTTATAAAGTTTCGGACTCTTTACATCAAGATAGATTTCCCCGTTAGCAGCAAGACGAAGAGTGCTAACATCTTTTTTGAACTTTTGAATCAGAGACATTGTTTTGAATTGTTGCCTTAGTATTATAAAGGTTGTTGGGTGTTTAGTCAAGTGTGCCAGTGAAGTAACTGGCAATCGGAATGACAGGATTTGAACCTGCGGCGTCTCGCTCCCAAAGCGAGTGCTCTACCAAGCTGAGCTACATTCCGTTGCGTTGAGTGGTCTTGCCTCCCAACAGAAGTATTATACTACTTCCTGTGCCCCCTGTCAAATGGAGCCCAGTGCTGCCAATCGTATTTATGAATCGCCCAGATACCCATAATCGGTACAACAACTAAAAGATATCCAATAATACCAAGAGTATAAGGATTTTCTAATACCCACCTTGAAAAGTGTCCCATTAGTATCCTCTCCAGGTCTTGAACTCATAGTAAAAATATTGATCAACACTATTATCTAATGGGGCATCTTCTTCTTTATGTGCCCACTCAACACAGAACTCTACAATACGACAGTCATGTAATGAACTGTGTCCCCACATTCTCACAAAAGCAGAAGCAGCAAAGTGATATCTCTGCCTAGTGTGCGGTTCCATTTCCCTTATAGTCTTTGGAGTCATAATACCCTCCTCTTGTTCCGAAATAGAGTGTTGCTAAAACAAATGGGACTGAAGCAAATAACAATAGTTTTCCTAGTAACATAACTTTTATTGTGGATATGCGTTATTAAGTCCCCATACAACAAAACATCCAATCGCACCTAAAATCGTTATTGCGCTAAAAACTAAATTAGTATTCATCATTCTCGTCCTCATAAGTAGATGGTTCTTCAAATAGTTCTTCTATTTTTTGTTGTGTAACTCTTCTTTGGAGTTCTTTTAAATCTTCTTCTGTAAGAGAGATCATTTGTCCTTGAGTAAGTCTTCTATTCTTTTACGCATATTTGAACTTTCCTGTTTCATATAGTCTCGGAGAGAATATCCTCTTTGACCTCTCATAATACAAGTGCCTTGATAGAACATCGTGGCGGCAAATACTAACAGGAAAACAATACCGATTAGTTCAGGGTAATGTTGAGCCATGGTAATACAGGCGGAATAACACCCACTAGTCGGAGGAGTCCTTCAGCAAATAAAGCAAGGACCACCCAACCGACGCACATACTAATGATAGAAGCATTACGGTTGTGTCTTCGTATAGCAGCATCAATCATCTCCTGAACTTCAGAACGGCTTACAAACTCGTCTTGAGGTTCCATCACTTCTCATCTCCAAGAAACTTCGCAAGTGGGTCTTTTCTGGTCTTTACGATTTCAACAGATCTCTTGTAGAACATATTGTCCGTATTACCAGACGCTTCAAACGTCTCCTTGATCTTCACCCAATTGTCGTAGGTGCGTTGATCCATAGGGTTTTAGATTGAATATTATTAGTTATACTAGTGAGTATTTCTACTATGTCAAGTTTGTTAGGGTTTGGTGATAGTGTTTAAGAAAATATTAAATTATGTCAAAAACTGAAAGATTTGAATGTTGGTGGGGTTAACGGAAGACAGCTAGATAATTATAAAGAGCATCATAAACTCCTCCACCAGAAGTTATTGAATAAAGCCTTATACCAGTAGTAGTAATAGATATTGTTTTTCCGTAACCACCAGGATTGAATCCTAGCAAATAAGGAATAGGACCTGCTGAAGTACCATCAGCTTGAGTACAAATTGGAGTATAATTAGCATCCGCCAGTGCATTTGTAAAGTTCACTGTATAATCTCCAGTATTATTATCAGTAATAGAACTTACGTTAAAACTGGCACGAATAGAAGGAGTTCCAGTACCATTAAAATTCACCCACGCTTTCGCAGCACCATTATAAAGTTGAGCAGTCGTCAGTGAATTACCGCCAGAAGTGTCTTGAAGATTAGTACATTGTAGAGTGCTCATAATTCCTCCTTATGGTTTAACTGGCCAATCAACACCAGAGATACCTAAAAGACTTGTGGGGTCTAGAACTGGAGTCGCAGTGTCTGGAAGGTCTCTTAATGCTTGACGATATGCTGATTGCTCTGAAGTCATTGTGCGGTCTGATACTGCCCACCAATCAGTTTCTGCGAGGAGTCTATCTCTTTCAATACGCAGAAGTCTCATTGGTTCTGCTGCTTTGAGTTCTTGTATCTTTGCTTCTACTTGTGCTTTTGTTGGTTTTGGAATGTCTGGTGAATGCCATTCTATTACATCATAAGTATCACCCCTAACTAACCATTGTGCTCCAGGAGCAAGTTCTAAAAGTGCTTGTGTAACATCCATTATCCCGAAACCTCCATAAGTGTAAGAAATGAAATACCAGCAGGGTCATAAATTCTATTATTATTAAATACATTTCTATTGATATAAACTGTACAAGCAGAAGCAGCATATGCCTGTAGGTCATAAGTTAAAGATGATGTTGAACCTGGACTATCAATAACCATCCAAGAAGATTGTGTGGTGCCATAGGTCAGAAAATTAGAATCTCCATATAATGTACCAGCGTGACAAACTGCCTGACTAGCTTGACCGCTAGAACTACCTTCAATTATATTTCCACCTCTTGCTACCCTAAGATAACCACCATTATTATTTGAGTGCCAAGTACAAAATGCATTTACTAATATTTTACTTGATGAACTTCTTGGTGTAATGTTGGCACTAAAAATAGTAGTCCAACTCGCCGTTGCGGTGCTAGTTTGAGTAGCATATGATGCTCTAACAACCTGTATAATACCCCCACCACTCGCACCTGCTGGAATGCCCCCTACTGGAACTATACTGTTGGTTCTTAATTGACTCATTTTTATTTCCTCTCAGTATTATGTAGGGTTAGCGGAATATGGCTACACAAACATATGTCAAATCAACATCACTGTTATTAAATAACGATGTATTTATTCTTGCGGCAGAAGTTGTTGGATCCACTAGTGCTCCACTGTTATTATTAGCATAAAGAGATACTATTCCATCACCACCACCTGATTGTCTATTACAACTACCAATGGTGGAATAATTGGCATCAGACATAGCATTACTAAAATTGATCGTATAATCACCACTACCATTATCGGTAATAGAACTTACATTAAACTGAGCACGAATAGAAGGTGTGCCAGTGCCATCAAAAGTTACCCAAGCACGACATAAAGTTCCTATCTGCGTTCCAGAACTATTCTGAAAAGCAGGGGGAGAACTAGTATTACTTTTAACAGTTGCCGTTACAAGAGTACTCATACTAGTGGGTTCGCTCCGAGAACAGTTTCATCCCAAACTTGCTTCAGTTCTTCAGTCACACCAAGAACAGAAGTCGCAGAAATCTCAACATCATTCACAATTGTAGTCGCATCACGAAGTGCCTGCTTTTCGGCAACGATTTCAGCAACCTTTTCATTGTTACCTGATTCTTGTGCTCTCATATATTCCACATCTTTTGCCTGAAGAAGTGGGTTGCGAACTTCACGGATTTTGTCCTTATGAATGTCTTTTGCTTTATTAATATCAATTCCGATAGGCATAGTTTTTCTCCTTATTCTGCTACAAAAGTCCAGGCATTTCTATAAGTCCTGTCGTCAGGAATCTCAGAAACGTCTACAATCTGATAAGGTTTTCCTGCTGGAACATCCTTACCAGCAATCTGCTCAAGAGATAATTCACAGTCAGGTGCGGGTACTACAATAGAAACTCCACCCCCATCGTTAGGGTAGATAATTCTTTTGTTTGCGTAGTCGTAAGTCGCCATAATTTTTATTTTTATTTATTAAACAATTTTCCAGTAACCACCAGAAGAAATAACTACGGTAGTGCCAGTGCTTATAGTTATCGGTCCGGCAGACATAGCATTAACCGATTGAGGAATTGTATAGTTTGATGATATTGTCTGATTATTCTGATAAAACGGGTTACTTATCAAATTAATTGGTCCCGTAGCAGTAACAATGCCACTACTAATAGTAACACCAGTTCCAACATTTAACTGTGGTGTAGTTACAATACCAGTAACATTAATATTATTAACAGATGGAAAACTACTAGGCGTTACAGTGACTCTTCCATTAACAGATGTTGAAGTAACTGTATCAGTTTGCCCGTTTATCTGAATACCCATTCGTCACAAAGACTTTTCTGATATTTATAAGAACGGAAGCGACTGGATTTGAACCAGTGGAGGTGTTACCCTCATTTGTTTTCAAGACAAACGCAATAAACCAGACTCTGCCACGCTTCCAATAAGAACATTATAATACCACAATCAATCAATGTCAACTACAGTTTCTTTCTTTACATCTAAAAAGAGAAACTTCATCGGAGTATCAGAAAGATTTGCTCCTTCGTGTATATAGTCCATTACCTCATAGATCTGTGGAATACCTTCTTGCCAAAAGACTTTCTGACCCTGCCAGATCATATAACATTTCTCTTGATCGGGAATCTCTAGAGGAATCTGAATTCTCTTATAAGGACAGCGATAAACATTAGGATCTTTATGAGGACCCAGTATCGTTCCAGGACTAAACAGAGAAACAGTAGAAAATAAGATTTCAGAATTATCAAAAATTTCTAGAACTTTAGAATCTTGAATGATTTTCTTTCTGACATATTTGACAGTCTTTGTTCCACTCTTATCAACCGACTCTGCCTTGATCCAGCAATGGGATATTTCTTTATTTGAATATCCTTCAACTGTCGGAGCAATCTTCATCGGAAACTCACAATCTTTTGCCCAATGATATAAGGTATCCAAATCAGATTTAGATATCATTTACTTATTAAGACGAGTGAGTTATAATACATTATAATATACGAAATCAAAAATAGTCAAGTGATTATTCATCCATCAAAGAAAAGAAAAGAATTTGAAAGACTTTTAAGAATATTAGGATATAGAGATTGGTCACCAGTCTTACCAAAACAAAAGAAACTGATGAAGCAGACAAACTATATGTGCCAGGACGGTGCTATGGCAATATATCTTTTCTTCATCCCGTACCTTAATAAGAAAAGTTATCTATGGTTGGAGTTTATAGATCATTATGATTCACCAGATCTTAAAAACAAAATTCAGTCTCTTGCGGAAAGAATTCACTATCAAGAAAAAACTAGACTTGCTGAAATTGGTTGGGAAGCAAAATACACAAAACAACCTTATGACTTTTCATTAGAAGAAAGAAAAAAAGTCTTTTTCAGTTTTGTAAAAGAAGCGCACTACGT